TCAGGTCCTGATCTGCACAGAGAGGTTTTGACCAGCGAAGGTGTTGGCTGCCTGGGGGACGATGGAGATGTCGTAGTTCAGTTTCACGCCTTCCGCAAGCCGCAGCGTGCCGGCCGGAATGAAAGGGCTCGCCTGCACACTGCCGTCCGCGACGACTAAGGTTGCGATGGGCTGTCCATCAGCATCGAGGACAATCGTCACATTGCCTCCGGAGGGACAGGAATCGACAAACGCCTGCACGTCGCGCACAACCCGTGTGCGGTCCAGAACAATCGAGTTGGCCGCGTCTCGTTCGATTGAGAGAACTCCTGCGGTCTGCAACACGAGTGTGCCCCCCTCGAACGTGTGCAACCCATTCTGTCCGTTCTGTAGGTAGCTGGTGTCTTGTCCCGGTCCCGTTCCCCTCGTGTTTTCCAGGTAGAACTCCGACCCGGCGACCCGCCGGTTGGGGAACAGGAGCCTGTACTGGAAGTCCGTATGGGTCGGATCGGAGAAGAATCCGGCTCCGAGTGGAACCACCTGCAAGCTCCTTTCGAGAATCGTGACTGACGTCCCACTTGCATGGGCTGCGGCCACCGTTCCGGCGATGTCCCGCTCGATTGCGTACGCGGATCCGTCCGCAGTCGGCGTATCGACTCGAATAATCTCACTATCCACCTGCAGGTAAGTGTTCTGCCCCAAAGCTAGACCCTGCTGCACCGGTAATGTCACGTCCGTCGGCCCAAGCGCCATTGGCAGTGCGAATGTCAAAGCAACCTCCGTTTCATCGACTGAGTAAGCAACCAGAACCGCCGCAGCCACTGTTGCCGTTCCCGTCAGAGTCTGCGTCGTGATGTGCTGCAACAGCAGCGAACCGTCTGCCGGGGCCTCGACGTCCAGTGAAGCGATTGGCGGCAACTCGCTGTCTAAGAGGCTACCAACGCCTCCCGCGATCGTGTACCTGTAAAGATATGATTGCTCGATCGGAGCTTCCATGCCACTTGCCGTGCTTGACCGGCCGCTGATCTGAATCGCCAGATCCGCCCGGTTCGGAACCTCCCATGTAATCTGGTCTGAGTAACTCCTGCCGGCCAGGCGCCAACTGGCGTCGGCAATCACCACTGAGTCGCCCGCTGCGAGAGTGTCAGGAAACGGGTCGCTCGCGGTGACTCCTGTGCTCGTATTGGTTGCGACAATGGTTTGCCAGCCTCTCGCGTTACCTGATACAGCGACCAGTGCGTTGCCATCGAATTGATCGTTCTCAAAGCTCGCACGGGCGACGGTCAGTGTGGTTCCGGACAGACTCGCTACCTCCAAGAGTGCAGTCAGTTCCGTCCGCCAATAGAAATCCGCGTGGTCGTATCTCGGATCGGGCGGCCGCATCGGCGATACGCTTCCGCCCGTGTCCGTCCACGTGGTCAGGCTTACATCAATGTCACAAAGATAGAGCAGATCGTACGCGCTATCCCCTTGATACACGCGCATTCCTGCGGCGCGTTGCGGCGCTCCGAGTCCATTTAGCGTCACTCCGAAAGCCGTCTCGACTGCTCCTGTCACTACCTGAATAACCTGTGAAATCCTGGATTCCCAGCCATTACTGTCCACCGCCGTTAAAGCGTAGTACAGGGCCTTCTTGCCGGGTTGGATTTGGCCGTTGCTCGTAATTATTCCGGTTTGTTGGATATCGGGTGAAGGTAATGACGCAACTTGCTGACGCGGCGGTCGGAATTGGACTAACAGAAGTTCGCTTGCTCCGCCGTCTGCTTGCGGTTCGGTTTGTTCCTGGACATACAGCGCTGGACCGGTACTCTCGTCGTATGTGTATCCAGCGATCGGGAACGGCGTGCCCGAATCAACCGCTGATGGCCACCCCGTCGAACTGCCGGCAGTCGCCGTTCCCGGGGTATACCAGCCGTCGTCGTGAGTCTGCGCGACGACCGCAATCGTTTCGCAGTTCAGACCCAGGCTCAACCGCAGCACTCGAAATGGCGCGCGCGCCATATCGTAATCGCTGCTCGTTATTGCGATGATGTCGCCCGGCTGCATTCCCAGTCCTTTGACGGTCGTGGAGAATTCCGCGAACAGATTACCGTCGATTCCGCGCGCCAGCTCCTTCGACAAGACTCGCTCCGCTTGGGTAAGGCTCGGAATTCCCAGACCTCTGAAGATGCCTGGCACCTCGCTCCCGGCCCGTGCCACGTCGTCCGCGTCAACCAGCGACAAACTCCCGTTCAGATAGTCGTTGCGCGAGTCCTGCAGCGCGACGCTGAGGCGGTTTGGCGTGGTGCTGGTTGGCTCGCAGAACAGGCTCAGCGCGATATCGCCGTCCTTTCCAGCCAGGATCGTACAGTCCCCGGTCGTGCCATCATTCGCCTCAAACGACGGCCAGCCGCCATCCAAGAGCGAGGTTGCGTTTGAGTGCTCAAGCTGCACCGGTTGCTGCGCCGCGATGCTCCCCTCCACCATCACGCTAATCTGGCCGTTCTCATTCAGCCGGAGCAGCAGTTCAGCGCCCTGTCGCACCCCCCGCACCACGTCGATCGCGGGCTTGCGGTCCAGCAACGCGTAGTTGAACGCTGCAAACGGCTCCTGAATTGCGTTTCCATTCGCGTCCGTCACAGGCACCAACTGCTCCAGATGAGTCGCCGCAATCCCGAAACTGCCGATGTCGATTTCGCTATCCTGCCACCCGCATCGCCTCAACATGTCGAGCAGCGCCCACACCGGGTCGTTGTCGAAGAACTGATCCAGGTAGTTCCCCTGCCCGTCGTAGCGGTCCAACAACAATCCTTGGGCGAGTACCTCGATCGTCGGTAGCCTGTTGGAACTGACCATGCTCGACGGCACATGCACGCTGACCACCGCCAGGCTCCCGTGCGGATCGCTGATCGGATTCCCCTGGCTATCGTTGAAATTCGGATCGAATGCCCCATTCCGGCCGCCCGTCGTCAGCACGTTGTACCATCCCGTCGCAGACATGTCGACGTTTGCAACGCCCAACGGCAACTCGATCCCTTCCACCCATAATCTCTGGACCCCTTGGATCGGCCCCGATCCAACGAGCACTTCGCAAATCAGGTAGTTCCCGTCGTTCCACGCCCAGATCACCGGAGCCGGGTACCGCACCGTGCCATACACCAGCGGTACTGCGTCATTGGGCCTCGCTCTGCCGTCGACCGCCTGGGACCAATATCTCTGCGCCGACCCAAAGCTCCTCACCAGCGAAGTCGCGGGCAAAAACTCGAACCCTCCGAATCTCATGGTCGTCCGGCCGGCCACGTCCGCACTCCACATGCCCCGGGCTACGCACTGCGTTTTGCTTCCGTCGCAACTCGTGTACGCTGTCCCGTCGCTCTGCAGGTTCCCGCACCCGCCCGGTTGGTCTGCGGAGTACCCGCATGGGTAAAAGCGGCTGTATAGGCCCGCCGTCCCTTCGCTGACTGCTTCGGTTCTCTGCGCCTGGCTCTGCGGAAAGGCCCACGGGCAATTCTCCTGGATTCGCACTTGCGGCAGAGCCAGACGCTGCAGGCTGAATCGGCTTGTGAAGTTCAGCTTCGCCCTGGAGGTCGTGAGCTGCTCCGGCGCATCGCCGATCCCCGTGAAGACTGCCTGCGGCGTCGCCATCACCTGCGCGCTTTCCGGATCCAAGAACGCGAACCGTACCAGCAACTGGCAACCTTTCAGATTCTCGTTCTGATGCAACTGAGTCACATGCCCGTCGGTGTTTGCCAATACGAGGGAAATCCGATTTCCCCAGTCGGCTCCGTCGTCCGCCAGTAGCCCAATCCCGAATCCCGTGTTTTCGAGGATCCGTGGGCTGTACGTCACGCCCTGGTACGTCGCGCTGTGCGTGCTCCAGTACTCGACCTGTCCATCCGTCAGCGTGCAATCGTACAGCAGTACTGGAGTCAGCAATTCCTCGACGTACTTGAGCTGGTCAATCGGGACCATCATTACTCCTTTGCGCTCGCAATGACCGTGGCCTCAGCGGAGAAAACGCCCACATCCGCGCCACTCACTACCAGTGCATCGTCCTTGAATCTCGCCTGCGTGAACAATCCCTGTCGCCCCTCGGATCTCCTGTATTCGGGTGAATCCGCGCCGAAATCAGCCTGTGCGCCGGCCAGTTCCACTTCGCCGCCCGCGGGAATGGCGATCGCAAATGTGACTTGATCGACGCTACCTCCGGGGATCGCGCTGAATTGGAACTCCTGCCACTGTGCTGTGACTGCTACGTCGCTCCGTTGTCCGCCGATCAGTAGCCCCATCGTGCTCCCGCCGTTGCTCCGTGCCGTCGCTGCGACACTGTAGGGAAACGTCGGCGCGCACCCCACGGTCTGGCTCGCGAGCCCTTCGGCCGCGCCGGCGTTGACAATTCGCACCCCTTGCGCCACCCCTGCCACCGGATTGGCAAATAGCGTCACGGCCAGGCCGCCGGAAACCGTCCACACTGCCTGCGTCAGGTCCTCGCTCCACGCCAGGAGATTTCTCAGCGGATCGCAGAATCGGAAGCTATGGTACGCGCCCATCATGTCGTGATGGAAATCCCGCAGCGTTTGCGCTTCGACCCATATCAGTCCGGCGAACTTCAGGTCCCATTCGTAGAACTCGCCCGTCGGTAGCGTGCGCAAGTACCACGTGCCCCCGGGTGTCATCAGCAATTCCTGCGCCGGCTTCCACGCGCGCTGAACTGGCAGTTGGACGCTGACTGTTGTCGCCACCAACGGGAAACTCGGACTCATTGCGGCGCCTCCGCGATCAGGAATTGGATACCCGTGCGCGCGACTCCATCGATTCGGTCAGTCACGGGTGTGATCGCGATCCTGCACGTCGGATAGACCATTCCATCCTGTGGGTCTGTGTAGGCGAACGCCGTCTGGTCTCGCAGCGCGTTCTGCGCGAATTCGAGAAACGCGTCCCTCTCCGTGTCTTCGAGCAGCCGCAGATTCACCGACCACGTCTTCCTCTGCGGCGTCATCAGGTACCGTTGCTCGGTCCCGTCAGCGAATTGGAATGTGCGCGTCAGGCCTGCGATCGCGCACACGTACGGGTATTGCTGTACCGCGCCTGTCGAAAGTAAAGGTAGTGTACTCATAGGCCATCCTGAAACTCGTTCAGCACATCCGAGAATCCTCGCGAATCACTCAAACTGCGCCGCAGTGCCGCTACCAGACTCTGCCGGTCGTTCATCAGCGACCGGCCTTCGCCGCTCGCCGCAGTCGCAATGCCGTGCGCCGCTGTTTCGATGCGAGCCGCGCTCGGCACCGTTGCGCCGGCCATCCCCGTCTCCTTCTGCGGTCCGCGCTGGCTTGTCGAACCCTCAGTGCCACCCATCCTGCTCCCCACCGCACCCGCCAGCGGCGCTGAGGACCCGACGCTTCCGGTCAATCTGCGCGCCCTATCCGTGCTTGTCGGCCCGTTAGCCCCGCCCGCGCCACTCGCGCCACCGGCGGTTGACGGCGCTGTTGGGCTGCTGCCACTGGTTACACCAAATAGTCCGCTTGCGCTTTCGTTGAGCGTCTGAACTCCTGCCCCCGTCTCCGGTGAAATTGCTTCCACGATTTGGAACGGCTGCCGGGTCTGCGCTCGATATCGCGTCACCTGCGATGTGGAACTCCCGACCCCGAATATACCCAGGACCGAATTGAGAACTCCTGCGATCGGCGATAGCAGCCAGTTGTTGCCGATATTGAAACCGCCTGAGCTGCCAGAACTGCTCTTCGACGGCTTCGTGATGGCCTCCGCCTGCAATTGCCTGGGGCTCCCGCTCGCCCGCTCGCCGTTCGTGAGCGCCTGCTGGCCCGTGCCCCCGCTCTGCGGAATCGGTAGCTTCAGGTTCGGCGTGCCGCCCACGACACTCCCGGCTCGGGTCGGCCCGAGGAGCTTGCGGACGTAGGCCAGTATCTCTCGCGACGCCTGTGTGCTCTCTTGCGGATTGTTAGCTCCCACCATCCACCGTCCTCTCCTCGCCTTGCAGAACCGCCATTGCTTCCAGGTCCTTGGCCCACCATTCCCCGGAACTCGTCACTATCCCGCTGCGCCACATTGCGAACAACTCGAGCCATGCCACCGAACGCTCGTTGATCGTGCTCACCGGGCATTGCTCGGCGAATATGCCACCCCAGCTCCACACAATCGGCCGGGCTGGCGTCGGTTCGACCCCGGCCCATCTGCAATTGCGTTTTGCCTCCAGCCGTTGCCTTCTGCAAGTCTCGCAATCCCACCCGGCCGGAGACTCCTGATGGAAATGGAATGCGAGTGTCAGTTTTTTCGTTCTTCTTCGTTCAGAAAACTTTCGTCCGCGATCGCCTCCGCGATTTCGTAGGCCAGGTCTTCCGGCCCGCTCTCCAGCAGGCTCTCGACTGTCGCCGGCGCCCCGCCGATGCTCAACCCCTCGATGTGCACGAGTGCCGCCCGGATGACCTTTTCGTCGATGCGTCCGCGCAGTTCCGCGGCGGCTAGCTCGCTTTCTATGCCTTCCTGCACTGCGTGGAATCTCTGTTCGGCCGCCAGACCTTTCAGCTCCAGCAGCAGCCGGTGCCTCCGCAGCAGCGACATTCTCAGCACTTTATACCGCACCCCGGGCCGCGTTCCCGATGCGCGCCACACCGCGTTTTCGTAAAGCCCCGGCGTGGCCCCAACCCCAGCCGCCGGCGAAGCTGCGAATTCGGCTGAACGCCAAGCTGCGGCATCAGCCGAACGCGAAGTAGATTTCGTCATCGCCCGCTCCCTGTGCCCTTGAGCTCGAGAAGCTCCACAGCAACCGCGTTTCCGCATCGTTGAACTGCGGTATCTGCGGCACGAATGTCTTGATGTACACTGCCGCCATCGCCCCGGCCTGGTCGCCAAGTTGGATGGTCAGCGGGATCGGCGTCTCGGTCTGCGCGGCGTGGTACAGCTCCGCGAATACGCTCTCGTCCGTGCTGTACACCTCGAATTGCACCTCCACGTCGCGGTCGCCCGGCGACAGCCCCAGGGGCTGCGTCGAACCGAATTCGAAGCTCCTCGTCATCAGGTTGTTCTTGACTCTCACCAGCGCCTTCGTCAGCGTCAGCACCTGGCTAGGCGTGCTCCCCAGCCACGCCTGCCCCAGATGTCCCGGCACCGGTGCCCACGTCTCCGCTTGTACCGCCGGTTCCGTTGGAAACACCGTCAGACCACCATCCGGCGGCTGAAACGCGGCTGAGCCAATTTGTTCGGCCGCAGGCCCGCGAAACACAAGTTTGTGCTCTGTTCCATCAACCAGGACGTCCATCTCGTCAACGCCTGCTCCGCGCACGATTCGCTGCACGGTGTTGCTCGGGTCCCAGAAATCGAACAGGCTTACGCTTGGCAGAACCTTTGCCGGCACATAGGCTGCCGCCGGCATCACCTGCGCCGATCCGCTCACCGTGTTCGTCAGCGGCGCGCTCAGCCACACGCTCGTTGCGCTGAGTACGCTCGCCACAATCCGCATCTCGCCGCCCACTGTCACCGCGCCGCCCACGGCCAGATTGTGCGGCGCCGCAAAATCCAGTTCCGCTCCATTCCCGTTCACGGTTGCCGTCTGTTGTACGCTCAGCGGCGCCGCCGCACCCAGTGCCGCCTGCACCATCTGCCCCACCGCCGGCGGCAACGCGCCGGCCCCCGCCATCAAGCTCATCTCGAACTCGTAGCTCGCGATTTTCCTCGATGGGCCCGGCGTGCCGAGGAATGTTCTCGTCCCCGTCTTGTCCCGCCGCGGCACCGTGACTTTTTGAGTCGCCACCGCCAGCCGCACGCCTGGAACGCGATTCGTGGCCGACACCGTCGGGACTACTCCGTAACTGCTCTCCAGCGCTATGTAATAGCGATTGTTCATGGAAAGAACGTAATTTGCCATCGATCCCTATCTCCTTTCACCGTTCCCAGCTCAACTGGCTCATCACCCGGGCCTTCTCGATGTAGTGCAAGCCGCCCTGCTTCACCGCATCGATCTGCACTTCGTAGCCCGGCTGCAACACCATCCCATTGCCCAGATTCCCGTGGTTCCTGTCGAACACGTCTCCCACCGCGTCCGCGGCCGCCTGCAGCGTGTCGCTCAATCCCTCCAGCCGGTCCTGCGAATGCGTTACTTCGACTACCACCCGGTAGCTTCCCGAGAACAGGCGGAACTTCACCTTGCCGTTGTTGCGGATCTGGTCGCAATACACTCTGCACACCGGATACGCAACCTTCTGCTGCTGTTCCTCCAGTTCCTGTGGGACATGGCTGGCTTCGACCACTGGCACTCCTGGTGGCGCCCCGCCCATCAGCGTCACTCCTGTCATCTGGATCGTCGCCGAGTACTCCAACAGGCTCTGTGCCAGCCCGTTTGTCCCATTCAGCAGATCCACCGCCGTCTGCACCACGGTCGCGGTTGGTGTTGGCATCGTTACCCCCGAGGCAGAATCCTGCGTTCCTTCACGCGCCCCTCCGGCGCTTGTCCTTCTGTCGCCGCCGGCCCCGCCGCTGGTCCTATGTCCGGCAGCGCCCACACCGCGTTCGCCGCCAGCGGCGCGTCGTTTTGCCTGCGCATCACTCCGTTACTGTCCGCCACATACACGTTCCATCCGTTGCCTGCCGCCAGCCCGTTCGCCGCTACTGTCAATCCATTCCCCGCCGCCGCCTGAACGCTCACCACGTCCGACTGCGCGCTTTCGTCCCCGCGTGCATTCACCTGTGTCGTTGTTACGATGTACGCCGCCTCACTCTGCGCCCCGCCGGTCACCGTGACTGTCGGCGCTGCCGGCTTCCGCAGCGGGTTGCCAACGTACGGCACGCCGCCCTGGAAGTACTCTGCCCTGCTCCGCGCAGCGTCCTTGTCGAACGCCTCCGACTTCTTCTGAAACCGGTCGTTTACTTGGCTGAACGACGCGTCCCGGTACACCAGCGCCAGCGTATGCGTTAGGTGCCATCGCTTTAGCCGTTCGTCCACCACCGCGTTCACCGCCGTCAACCCGCTGTGTGGGTACACACTCTGGCCGCAGTTCGACTCCCATCGCAGGAAGTCGTCCACCTTGTCCGTGATCCAGGCCTCCGACTGCCCCATCTTCGCCCCGAGGTCGATCCCTTCCTCGGCCGCCACGCTCGTCGCGCTGCTGTCGTAGGCCTGCAACTCCTCCGCCTCGCACCACCACCTGTCCACTAGCAGAGCCACCACGCGCCTCCTTAGTTTTCCGTCCGCGCCGGCGCAGGCTGGGTCAACTCCGTCGCCACCACGTGAACCTGGAGCCTGCCCGCCTCCCGATTCAGCACGAACGCTTTGCGCTTCGCCGCCTCGTCCTGCCGGTAGGCCTCCGCCTCGGCATCACTGGCCAGTCGCGCGCGCCCTTCCAGCAGGAGTTGACAGGCGTTTCGCCGCGCTACTTCCGTCAGCACCCCGCCCTTGCCCCCGTCCGGCGTTTCTTTGCTCACCACCACCGTATCGGCCTCCGGCAGCGTCGCCTCCATTTCGCGCAGTTTCTTGTAGTACTGCCGCACATCCATCGCTTTGCTCCCTTCTTCTATTTGAAAAACCCTCTGCTCTTGCTGATCTCCACCCCGTCACCGATCCGCGCCTGTTGCCGATCCGCGCCTGTTACCAACCCGCGTCCGTTACTGAGCCGCGTCCATTACCGACCCGCGTCCGTTACTGAGCCGCGACTGTAAAGGAGCGGTCCCCGCGTTGCTCAAGTTATTCAATGGACTCCCAATCCCAAAACCCTGGCGTGCAGGCGCCCTCTGGGAAGGCGCCCGTCGCCGTTTCCTCGCGCCTAACTCCGCACCTGCAACCCGTGCAGGTTCCGCAGCACGCCACAGCCGTACAGGATGTCCACCGTGAACTGCTGCGCCAGCGTGTTCGGCTGGTAGCTCATCACCACCCGCATCCCGAAGTTGCCCAGCTCGGCATACTCGGCGATCGCGCCCGTCCCCGGCAGCGGCTTCGGCAGCCGGCGGATCGCCAGGCTGATCGCGTCCCGCGTGAACGCCAGGTTGTTTGTCGTCACCGTGCCCGTCCCGGTTTGCGGCACGAACTGCGACCGGTACACGAAGAAGTCCTTGATCCGTCCCAGCACGCCCGTGTCGATTGCCTGCGCCAGCGGACCCACCTTGTCGGCTTCGGTGAACCGGTCGATCATGCGCAGTTCCGAATACGCCGACGGATGCACCACCAGGTACTTCGGTTCGCTCGTCGGAACCTTCGCCGTGAACAGCGCCGTCTCCGCCTGGTCGACCACTGCTTCGGTCACCGCCGTCCCCCCGATCCCCAGCGGCGCGTTCGCCGTGAACTGGCTATACAGGTTCAGCAGGTCCGTCTCCACGCGCTCTGCCAGCGCTACCATCGCCGGCTGCATGTACATCTTCAACAGCGTCGGCACCGCGATCGCTTTCGTGACGTCCGGTATCTGGAACGTCGCCTCGGCGTGCGTGTTCAGGATGATCTGTGCATTGCCCAGGTCCGGGTTCTGCGTCTGAACGCTCCCGCCTTCGATAATGTTGTTCGCCACCAGTACCGGCGGAATCGGCACGTTCACCGTGTCGCCCGCATTGGCCAGCGTGGCATCGTAGTCCCTCGTCACCAGGTTGCCCATCACCAGGTTGCCCATCAGCGTGGGCAGCGCATCGGCGGCCACCAGCTT